GTATGTCTTCCAAAGATCCAAGTGATCAAGTGCACGGAGATCTTCAGTAGTTACTGTGCCACGTGGAGCCTTCATTGCAAATGTAAAGACCGCAGTGTTGTTTGGATTGATTACATCGTCCTCACAAGGAACTCCTTGGTCTTTCATGAGATTGTAGATTGGATCCTTCTTGTCGATTCGAATTCTGCGATAATAATAATCCGCATATCTTGGATGAAGACCTGATGCAGAATCTACCAAGCATGAAGTAGTTCCCTCTGGCTTGACGCAAGTGATGGACTTGCTTGGATTGATTCCTAACTTCTCTGCCCATTGCAGATTGGTTGCGGTTGCATGATCTCTGAGAGATTCAAGCAGACGAATGAGTTTTGGCTTTCCTTCAAGACCACTGGTTAACTTGTTGTCATAGATACCAGTCATGCTGACACCAAGAAGTCTTTCATCCTCACAGTTCTTCTTCCATTCTGGACGAAGATATGGGAACTTAGTAAATGTAGATTGAACAGTACCAATGATTGTGGCCATCTCAATCTTCTTTTTCAATGTTGCTGCTGTGTCATCGGGACGAACAACAACAGTTGAAAGATTGCAGAACTCAAATGGCTTCAAGATGATCTCTGAGCATGGGTTTGTTCCATATTCAGCATCGATATCACGGCCCCATTTGGCTGCTTGCTCTTGAAGAGCCTTGCGATTGATCATTCCTCGCTCACCACTATGGCTGTTGTATAGAGAAGTCCACTCCTCAAGGAATTGACCCATGGGTGGGCGACCACGATACACAGCGGAGTTGTTTGCATAGGAACGGAAGCCTGCTTGCTCCCACCATGCACCACTCTTGCATAGAGCCATCTCACGATCAGAAAGATCGCTGAGTGAAATCATGGCAGAACGACGAACACCACCTACAATAACAGCGTTTGCAATGGCACAGCAAATATCGTGGCACTCAAGAGCAGTCAACTTGCGACCCTGTGCGCTATAGAAAACCTTTACGATTAACTTAAAGAGATTATCAAGAGGAGCAGGCCCACTAGCGCGACCGCCAAAAGTCTTAAGTCTAGCTCCAGCGGGTCTGATCCCGGACACATCCCATTTAACGTGACGACCCGAATACAGATGTCGTAGAATTTCCTTGAGAGCATTTCCCCAACCTTCTTTAGAGTCTTCAACTTTGACAACAACATTAAAATCCTTTTCTATCTTATTAGCGACAGTTGGAAGTTTATCAGTGTATTGTCGCTCAACACTATAACCAACACCTGTTCCGTTCATTAGAATTACAAACAGTTCTGCAAATGATTCAACAGAATCGATTGGCAAATATGAACAATTATACAAACAAGTATTATCATGATCAAGTGCAGGGCCAGCAGTCATCAAGCTTCTCATTGAAGGAAGAACTTCAAGATTTACAATTGCTTTCTTGATGTCTGGGCGCTCTGCAAGTGCAGGAACTTTATCTGTGAAATAATTCCACCATCTATCGACACATTCGTCCCAAGTTTCTCTACGATTTTCTGATGGAAGCCATCGTGAATAACGCGAGATGAAAATGAACGATTGGAATGGTGATAAAATTTCTGGCATAATTGGCCTTTCTTTATTGGTGTCTTTATTTAGTTGTTAGAGTTTGCCACGAAACTGGGAAAAGTGGAGCAATTATTTTGTCAATTGCTTTTGCATATTCTTGAATTTCCCATTGGGCGTGAGAATCGATTCTCAGGTTATAAATACGCGCAAATGCGTACAAAGAACCTGTCCAAACAAATTCCGTATATGTGCCTTGTGGCAATATGGAACGGGCTTGTTCAGGTGCAACTCCATCTGCAAGAAGATCATTGTAAAGTTTGATGCAATCTTTTGCAACACTTTCATATTCCTGCCTCATGCGAATGCAGATATCCATATCTTCAATTTGTCCGCTACTTCCCTGCTTTGCACCATTAGTTGGTGCAGAACGCCAAAGAGGAACATAGACTTCAGGATCAAACGTGACATATCTACGACTGACTTCATTCATGGTCAGACCAATCTGATGTTTGCCGAGTTGGGCGCGAACAAAAATTGGACACTTGACACGAATTGAAATCGTAGCATGACAGAATGGTGTAAAGTGATTGTGCTTTGCAAGATATCTGATGAGTTTTCCATCTCTCTCAGATAGAGATTGGGATGGAACATGACTGTCATCATACTCCCAAGAACTCTCCTTATTGAAGGAGACTCTTGCAGCATTCACGATGCTAAGATCAGAACCCATCCAATCAATCAACTGAACATGTCCTGCATCAAGAACTTTTATGTCAGTCGGACGCACGCTTTGAGTTGTCTGTGTCATCTTCATCCTCGTCATTATCAACAAGTTCAACACTCACACCGGGAATCTTGGTAAAGTCTGCGGCATATTCCCGAGCCTTGGCCCAAAGTTTGGGATCCATCTCCTTGACATATTCACCAAACCTTTGAACAAAGGTTAGATAGGCTTCACTAGCCTTAAGAATTTCTTCTTCGGTCATATCGTCATTATCTTCTTTCATTTAAACCTTCTTCCAGTAAGTATACTTTATTTTTGCGACAAGTCCAGAATAAACGCTGTTGATTATCAGTTTCATGGTGGTGTTCACGCCATAGGCCAATACCATGTCGTTTATGTCCTTCTTGTCTATTTCTGATGGCCAGATTACTACATTTCGTCCAGCCTCTATGTACTTTCCTATCAAACCAACAATTTCCAAATTTCTGGGTTCATTGTCAAAGATGAACACGACCTTTGACTTCTTCAATTTGTCAGGCAATTCAGCCAACCAACCAGCACCCTGCATTGCGACTCCATTTGGAATGAACATGGAGTCGATTGGGCCTTCAGTGACATACACGGTGTCCCGTGGCTCTATCTTATCTAGGTTGTACCACAGCCGTTCTTCGCCTTCACGCTTCAGCGTGATATAACGAATCGCTTGGCCAGTTGGGTCAAGAGAGCGGCCTTGAACTCCGATAAGCTCCCCAGAATCATTATAGAATGGTATGATGAGTCTGTCTTCTTTGGTTCCATCCCGATCAAAGGATCGCATGACTTTTGCAAAGTCAGTGCAATAATAAAAGTTGCAATACTTTTCCTTGGGGATTTCACGGGACTTAACATATTTTATCGCCTTGTGGTCAGCATTGAGTAAGTCAAGCCTTGTTCCGAGATCAGTAAACACTGGTTGGCGGGCAACTTCCTGTTTCGGTTCAACTTCTCTCGGATGCGCATCTTTAAATTTTTCAAATGCATATTCTTTTGCGAGCGTTGGGCTAATAGTTTCAAGTACAGAATATACATTACAAGAAAAACCGCAATTGTGGCATTTGTAAACATAATGGCCTTTGTGCTCAAAGAAGTATCCCCTTGTCTTGGACTTATTCTTCTGTGAGTCGCCACACTTAAAACATCTGCATGTGGCTAGCGTATCTTTCTTCCACTTGAACTTCTCAAGTGAACCAGATACCAAATTGACAAACTTCTTATCAATATATAGGGTCATTTGGCTTCTTCAAAAGTCCAGTTGATGGCCTTGTTTCTCTTCTTTCCAAATTTTGGATTGAAGCCTTGACCATCTGCACCTGAACCAAAACCTTCTTCTTCGGTTTGATTTGAATTCACCAAATCTGAATTTGTGTTGTCAACATCGTAGAACTTCATCTTTGACTTGTTTACACCAATCAAGAACTTTCTATTCTTGGTTGTATCATTTCCACGATTCTTCAACTGCTTGACCATGAGTTGACCTGCCTCTGCCAATTCTTCATTCTCAATAAGAGCAAAGAAGAAGTCCGCAGTCTGTGGAAGACCAAAACTTTCTGAGGTATCGGTCATCTCCATATCGCTGCTCTTGGCACCTTCACGATTGACCTGTGTTGCAGTCCACAGCGGAATATTGAATTGCTTGGCCATACCACGCAGTTCTTCTGCAATACCTTTGACATAGGTGTAACTGTTCATTCCGTTTCCAAGTTTGAACCTGGCGCATGAGCAGATGTTCAAATAGTCAACAAAGATTACATCGGGCGTAAACTTCTTCTTGATCTTCAATTCTTCAATAAGATTTCGGAAGTGAGTCACATTTGCTGCAGCAGTTGGATACTCCTTGATGATGAGTTTGCCTTTGCAGGTCTTCTTCAAGTTATCAACCTTGGCTTCATACTGATCTTGGGCCATTTGCTCAAGAATGTGCATGTCGCTGTCCAACAGGTTGGCATCGATGCGCTTTGCAATCTCTTCTTCTGCCATCTCCAAAGTGATGTATAGCACATTGAGATTTTGAGATAGACATGCTGCTGCATGATGACACAAGAAAGCACTCTTTCCTACACCGGATGCTGCCATGACTACATTAAGCGTCTTCTTGCGAGTTCCGCCACGGGTGATCTTGTTGAACATCTCAAGATCAAATGGAACCTTCTCTTCTACTCTGTGGTAATACTCATATCGCTCGTCAACATCTTCCAAAAAGTCATGGCCAACTCTAGTATCAAAAGAAACAGAAAGAGCCTTTGACATGATCTCAGGAATAGCATTCTGAGTTCGTTCCT